GAGTAACACCAACAACTTTATTCCTTGCACACAAGTGGTCTTAGTCGCTAGTATCGGGGTATAGCGAAAGAGGAATAATGTCCAACGAAATTATTGACATTGACCCAAGTGACGTTTCTGATGTCTTTGAGTCAAACGAAGAACAAGCACCAAAGGGTGCAATGATTTACATTCCACACAACTGCGAGATTCCTATTGGCTCATATCCAATCGGAAGTATCTGGCAGTGCCTTGGAGAACAAGAGGGCGTTACTTGCAACGACCATTGGGAATTTATTGGCGACCAAAGTGGCGTTTACTGGAAGCGCATTAAGCGTGGTCGTTACGGTGGCAACTAAAAAACCAAAAGTAGCCGAGGGAAACTCATCTCACGAAATTGAGATTGAGGTTTACAAATCATCAATGATGAATACCGACCTTCACCAACCATTCTGTTCATGTGGCTGGGAAGACGCACGATGGTTTACAGAGGCGCAAGCAAAAGCGGCCGTTGCAAAGCATTTAGCGCAAACTAAACCATAGTTGTTGGCTGAAATAGCCCGAGTAGGCTGGTTCCCATGACGGTAATTGTTGGATGGTTCGATAAAAAAAGCGCTTGGATAGGCGGAGACTCAGGGGCTTTCTCAGACGATACTGTCACCATTGCAACTGACCCAAAGGTTTGGAAAGCAGAGGATTCTTTAATTGGAATTGCTGGGTCGTTTCGACAGGGTGAGATTGCAAGAGATTCTGGTATTGGTGACCCATACGCATTGCGTGACCATCTTGCAACAATTTGGGAAGGGCGTAACAACACACCTTCCGATTGGGGTGCAGAACTTCTTGTTGTAAACATGAGCGGAATTTATTACATCACTGATGACTTTGCTGTTGTTAAGTGTCGTGAAAATTACGGAAGCGTTGGCGGCGGAGAGGCAATTGCACTAGGTGCATTGTTTGCATTAGACGGAACAACTGTTACACCAAAAGACCGATTGACCATTGCATTAAAAGCGGCAACGCAACATGGAACAATGGCACGGGCACCTTATAAAATTTTGGACCTATGACGTATGTACTTACATACGAAAAGCGACCTGACTTTACGTTAAACAATGAACGTCGTGCTCACCACATGGTTAGGGCAAGAATCGTTAAAGAATGGCGTCAAGCGTTTTGCGATTTAGCGAGGGACGCAATGCTCCCAAGTATGGAGCAAATAGAAGTTACTGTGCAACCTTATGTTTTAAATGGTAGATACAGGCAAGATGTTGGCGCTTGTTTCCCACACGTCAAAGCAGCAATTGACGGACTCGTTGATGCGGGAGTTTTGGTTGATGACCACGCAAACATTGTTGTAAAACTTACTTTTTTAGCACCTCAAATGGGCCGTGACGCACTAGAGATTTTTATTACTGAGGTAGAATATGTACATGAAAAAGTGGATTGAACACAACGAACTTCTTGTTGTTTTCGCCCTTGGACAAGTTTCTGTACTTGTTATTGCTTTGATTGCAAAGAACTTCTAATTGCGTCAGCCCAATGAGGCACTTATCCCTAAAAGGGAACCACCGTATACCAACCCACTTTTGGAAACCCCACTATACTAAAACTCACCAAGGAGAACCATATGCCAATTGACCCAGTTACCCCTCTTCCAAACCGCAAAGAAATGGACGAAACATCGTCACCAGAAGTTGCTTCACTCCTTTCACACATTCGTGACATTTGCCGTCAAATGCGCAAGCATGAACAAGAAGTAATTGAATTAGGAAAAGAGCGCCGTCAGACGGTTACACGCCTTCGTAACCACGGAGTTACATGGCGAAAGATTGCTGAATGGGCTGAGACAACAGACCAAGCACTTTACAAGCATCACAACCGAGACAAATAAGTCTTGTGGGTGTTACTACACCCCTGTATACTTTATAAATGGCCACTGACCCGACACTTGCTCGTGCTGTGCAAACCCTTGCAGGGTTTTGTGATGGCGCCGTAACGCAAGATGGAATTGGTTTTAATGGACCAGATTCTAAATTTGGAAAAGCACTTGCATCCGTATCCCCGGAAGCATGGACCCCACAAGTTCAACGTGAAGCATGGGTGATGATTTCTAAGTACAAGAATCAATTACTTCGTGCTGGTATTGATTACGATTTAATTTCTGAACCACAAAACATAAATGGTCCTAAGGGCTTAAGAGCAATTGAATTTAAAGATGGAAAGATTCTTGTTTTTTTACCATACGAAGACCCAGCATCTCCAAAAAGTGCGCTTTCAGCACGATGGAATCGTGACCTTCGTGGATGGCAGGTTGATGTTTCAAAGTACGGTGTTGCGATTGAATGGGCTGGTAGAAATGGCATTCCTGTTAGCGATAAAGCACGTTCAATCCTTGAGTCCGCACCAAAGGCTGCACCTACCTACCTTGGTGATGTCTACTTAAAAAATGGCGTTATTAGATTTAAGTTTGAATACCACGCCCCTTTAATTGATGCTATTCGCTCAGGGGTTCCCGGTCGTAAGTGGGATGCTGACGCTAAGGAATGGACCGCACCACAAGAGTCGGTTTCTATTGTCAAAAAATTGGCTAAAGAATATGGTTTGTTTGTAACCGAAGACATTCACTGGTTGCCTGAATTGGAAATTGATACCAATCCAATGGTGGGCGTTAAGAACAATAACTTTGCAATCACCTTTAATTATGACGCACAAATTGTTAGTGAAGTCAGACAGATGCCGGGTTCTGAATGGTCACCACAACTCCGTGCATGGCTGGTGCCTATTGAATCTGCGGATGAAGTTCTTAAATTCACCGAAACACACAAAGCAAGCCTTTCAAAAGAAGCAGAAATGCTTGTTGAAGATAGTCGACTTGTTCAAGATGTAATTAATGCCAGTGCAGCAAGCGATGCAGAAATTACTATCAATGGGTTTGGTAGCGAGTTGTATCAATTGTTCCCTTTCCAAAGGGCAGGCGTCGCTTACTCAATGCGTGCAATGGGTTATGTCCATGATGAGGGGGAGTGGATACTTACAGAACCAACGGAGGGCGGCATCCTTATTGGTGATGAAATGGGCCTTGGTAAGACAAGCCAAGGACTTGCCTGTTTAAAGGCCGCTAAAGCATTTCCAGCCGTTATCGTTTGCCCCGCTTCACTAAAACTTAACTGGGAGAGGGAAGCACACAATTGGATTAAAGATGTAAACGTAAAAGTAATTAATGGAACATCTGGAACAGTTCCAGAGGCGGACATCTACGTAATCAATTACGACATTCTTTCTTATTGGGTTGAAAAATTCCCCGAAATTAAAGGTTTAGTTCTTGACGAAAGCCACTACATAAAGAACGGTTCAGCACAACGTTCAAAAGCCTCAATTCAATTAAGTGACAAAGTGGTAGAAAACGGAATTAGGTTATGCCTATCTGGAACGCCAATTGTTAATCAGCCATTGGAATTAATAACCCAGTTGAGAGTGATAAAACGTTTAGAAGAATTTGGTGGTGCAACTAAATTTCGCAATGTTTACGGCCGTGCCAGTTCACGCTCGCTGGCCTCTTTAAACCGCAAACTTCGTGCTTCTTGCTACGTGCGCCGTCGTAAAGCAGACGTGCTTAAAGAATTGCCACCAAAGCGTTGGAGCCACGTTGTGGTTGAGGGAGACGCTCAGGTCATGAAAGAGTACAGAAAAGCCGAGGCTGACATTGTTAAGTATTTGGCAGAACTTGCTCTACAGTTGGCTCGTGAGGCTGGTGCAGACACTCAGGAAGCGCAAGATGCCGCATGGCGCAAAGCCCTGCGTGCAAAAGCCGCTGAACAACTTGTATCAATCAGCACACTCAAACAATTGGCCGCAAAAGCAAAAATGAGCGCTGCTCAAGAATGGATTAAAAACTTTCTTGAGAATGATAAAAAACTTGTTGTGTTTGGATGGCACCGAGCAACAGTTGACGATATCGCTATCAACTTTAGTAATGGAGTAAAGATTCAAGGTGGCATTACGGCAGAGCGCCGTCAAGAAGCCGTTGACCTTTTCCAAAACTCTGATGGTCAAAAAGTTATTGCTTGCAACATTAAGGCTGCAGGTGTTGGCTTGACATTGACCGCAGCAAGTGATGTGCTGTTTCTAGAACAAGGTTGGACACCATCGGACATGGAGCAGGGTGCAGACCGTTGCCACCGCATTGGTCAAAAAGACTCAGTGACAGCATGGTTAATGCTTACCGCAAACACAATTGATGAGGACATTGCTGCATTGATTTCTCACAAAAGAAACATTGTTGACCGTGCTATTGACGGTACAGATGAAGATGACAACGAAGAGAATTCAGTTATTGGTGACTTGTTGGTCGCCCTTGCTGAGCGAGGAATGGCTCAGGCTTCTTAAGCAGCAGTTGTTGCTGCGCCAGCAGATGCGCTTGCACCGGCTGCTTC